TTCCTTGATTAACTGGATCGCATCGGCCAAGTCGGTCTGCTTACCTGGGACGCTCCAGGTCTTGAACCACGGCTGATCGCGGCTTAGCAGGTGAGGAGCGCGTTTATTTATTGCTGCTTCCAATTCACTTATGGAAGCCATCTGATGCGGAAGGCCGCGATAGAACTTAAACAGATCGCTTAGGCGTATGGGTTGGGAACTCATGGGCGTTGCATGTGTTGAGGCACCGGCTGCCGGTAGTTGAAGGCGCTTTTGATTTCGGTCCAGATAATCGGGCTCAGCATCGCCGCAACCACTGCGAGGATGATGACTTGAGCCATGCGCGTCTCAAGACGGCCAACGCGAGCGCCCAAGCTGCTGCGCTCGCCTTTGTCGCTTATGGCGGCATCCAGCAACTGTTTCAGCTGGCCCTCCAGCACGCCGATGGCGCGGAGGATCTCGCCGTGCGATGGCTCGCCCATTGGCTTAGCGCTTGCGGGATGCGATGCCGCGCAGTGCGGCGAGGATCAGCTGAACCCAGCCGTTGGCCTTGACGCCAGGCAGGAGGCTGAGGATTTCGGAGCCGGCCAGCAAGGAGGCCACGATGCCGGTCACTTGCTCGGGAGTAGGGGCGGCCATAAGGGGAGGTGTCGCATAGGCAGCCTAGCCCGCAAGGGTTGCATAGGCTATGGCGCTGCACAGTGGCGGCGCTGCAGCGCTGCGCTACGACTTACCTTGGCCTTGGCGCAACTTACGGCCGTGGCTGGGTTTGCTGTGCTGGCCCTGACCTTGGCGGGTGAGCTTGGGCTTGCCTGGTACGTGCTCGACGCGAGCGGCGCCGGTCCTGCTCTTTACAGCCATGGAGTGACAGCCGATAGGCAGAGCTTACGCGGTTCCGTAGTCCGCGTCAACGTAGTCGGTAACCACGTAGGGGCCTATTGTGTAGTCGCCCAGAACAGCCTGACTAAGGTTTGAGCTAGACGAAATGCTAGATACTTGTATGTAGTGCTTACCGGGCTTGGGGTTTTCTACGTCAAACACAAAACCCTGAACGTCTACGGTCACAAAATAGTCCGACTCGGGCCGATACTTAACCCTGAACTGTCCGATGCCAGGGGGTGCCGTCCAGAAGAACGTGAGCTTCTTGACGGTGACGCCGCTGCGGTCGAAGTCGATCTCCGTACCACGCACATTCTGGGGGGCCGGCGGAAGTGGATTCAGTTGAGTCCCCTGCCGTGGCTGGAGCGGCACCGCATCCTCTACATACGCGTACTTCGCAGGGTTATACGCTATTGCGGTTATTGCGTATTGGGAGCTGTCTTCTTCCTTTATTCCTAAGACGCGCCATAAGGTTGTCTCTACGATCGAGGTCTCCAGCGCCCAGATGGAGTTTGCATTAGGTGTGATGCTGAAGGGCTGTGTAACGGTGATTACACCGCCTGCGATTGTGGAGACCTGCCTGGTTTCTAGCGTTCCATCCGGCAGAATTACAGAAACAAGGGAACTTGACGCCGCACCGCTTAGATCGGTTTCTGCTGCGTTGTCGATTGTAATTTGTGTGCTGGTCGCTGCGGCAATGCGACCGGCACGACGCGAACCAGCGTAGAGGGGGTCGGAGATTTTGATGATCTGACCGGGACGGATTTTCTGCCCAGCCTCCAGCCCGGACTGGAACGTAACAACGTCTTTTTCGTAGCGTTCGGTGTAGATTAGCCAGCGTCCCAGGCGGTTAGCTTGGCCCCTGCTTGTGCAGGCAAACGAGCTTATTTCTGTTTTTACGACACCATACTTATTTACAAGCTCGACATCCTCAGCCACTTCGTAAGCTGTATCGCGTGTATCAAGATCCAAGTAGCTTACAACGGCCACATTAGGCCGCGTCTTTAGGCTGGAATTGCTGTAGACAAATCCGTCCTTGGATACGTTGGCGAGGGTGAATAGGTATGCGGGATCTGCGGGGCGATCTTGGACGACGGTAAGCGCTCCAGCGCTCCAGAAGCCCTGGCATCTCATTACGGATAAGAGGTCGTTTACGAGTCTGTAGGCGTCCTCTGATGTCTGGATGTTTGCGTTGCAGGAGAAGCGGGCTTCCTCACCGCCAAAGCCATCCGCAACCAACTCATTGGCATACTTGGAGGCGGCGTAGAAAGCCCACTTATCGAGATGTGTGGCTTTGATGTGGTCGCCGAAACCGTAACGCGATTCTGTAAGCAGATCCCAGAGGATCCATGCGGGGCAGGATGTCCAGACCGCAGCTCCGAGGGTTCCGTTCCAGATGAAGTTGGGCGGATAGATGATACGACCCGTCGTTTGATCGACTGTTACACCGGCAGGTATCTGAACCTTGATACCTTTGATTAGATAACTGCGCTGTGGGATGGAGTTGAATTGCTGTGCGTTTACGCGGATGCCGACGAGAGCGCTGTTGGGGTAGCGCAGTTTTGCGTAGATGATTTCGGTGTAGCTACTCCATATCGTCTTGTTATTCAGAAGCTGATCGCTGCTGTCTGCTGTAAGGCGCGTAACTTTTATGTCTGCATTTATGCCCGCAGATCGTGCGGCCAGCGGCACTACGTAAAGCTTTCGGTATTCGTCTGATGTTCTTCCCGAGATAGTGTCTGTAATTACATCGGTATAGCCGCCACCGGCATACTGCACTGATATTTTTAGCGAAACAGAGGTGCCTAAGGTGTCGCCGGTATCCTGGTCAATTCGCTGCAGCGACGGAATGGAGATAGTAACTCGTACTGCGTCTACTTGAATGTCTGTGATCGTCTTTACGACGGGGAATGCCTGCTGTACCTCGACGCCGACTGGTTTTTCGTCTTCTACGCCGCCGCTGGCTAATGGGATCCAGGTTTGGGTTTGAGTTCCACTGCGCAGGTGGATCTCTACGTCTTGGAAGTTGTATGAACCGTCTGAGTTTTGAAGTGCTGTATTGTTGAAGAAAATAGACTTGTAGCCGTCTACTAAGCCTTCAATCTCGCCTTCGGAAATTAGGTCGAGGACATTAGCGTATTGTGTGGAGTTGAGGCTGTCCGCGTCGGTCCTAGGCTTGCGCGGAGCTGGTGCGCTACCTTTGCCGCCCGCGCCGGAGACGAGCGTGCGGTGCATGTCCTTTTCGGTATTCACGCTCTTAATTGCACGAGTTGGCACATTCTAACTTAACGATGCGGCGGGATGAGAACAATGCAGAAACACTAGCCATTACGGGGCGTCCCCTGCGTAGTCAATATACGTGCTCCAGGTCACTCCGTTATTATACGTTACTTGCAAGTCAATCACGCTCAGATTGATTCCTGGATCTGTAATAGGATTCCAGCTAATTATTCCCCAGCTATTGGTGACATTGCCGTCACAATCGACGCCTCTAACAACATTGACAGTGGGATCAGTTTGCTCTACAAATGGCGGGGCTCCGGCCGGAACTGTAAATATGCTTGCGCTATTTGACATCATAAATCTATAGCGCATATCACCGCAGTCTATTGCATAAGGCTGAGTGTTGCCTACAACTTTTGCTTTGCCGTATTGCGAGCCATCCAGGCACTCGGTTACTGCAACGTATGTACCCGCGCCGTGGATGCCAACCACTAGTACGCCGGGTGTGGCGCTGGTTGCATTAAGCCATGCGGGCATGTACTGGCCGGGTTCCGCCACGTAAGTGTACGTGTTTGTTCCAGGGTTGTAGTTAATAGTGACAAGCTTGACGCCATCCTTATACCAAGTGATTGACTTGAGGTTGCTTAAGCCACATGGGCTATTTGAGCCCTCAAATGGGTATAGCGCACTACCTATACCAGCCGGTATGTCAGCAGGGAATACTATCATTTCTTCGGGCTCGCTATTGCCTGTTTTTATCTCGTCTGATATGCCCGCAGAGATAACAACGCTTCCTACCAAGGTTTTGCCATAAACAAGCGGCACTGGCGTACCAGCGCGGCTTGTCTGTTGGATACCTGAGAAGTTATAGCTTTCTTTTGTGTCTGTTATTGAGTCTTCGCCTTGGTCTATTCTGGGCACTGGAGTAAGTAGTTGTGATACGCCGCCGAGCACTAGGCTTGCGCCGACACCCAGAACTAGCGGAGCAAGTAGTGCTCCGAACGGGATGATGAAGGACAGTGCAATTAGGGCAGCGCCTGCCAAGATGCGTCCTACCGGACCAGCGCCTTCAACGACTGGAACGATCTTGATGGTATCGACGCTTGTCGGGTCATGCAGCTCGTCTTGTGTTAGCGCAGTGTGCGTAATCACCGTGTAGTGCTTGTCAGCCATGTGCTGTTCAAGCCCTGCAAAATTAGCAACTAAAAAGCGTACAGCTTCTGCTGCTGTGCTTATGTCAGCTTGTAGTGTTCTGCGGCCTATAAATTTTGCAAGACTTCCGTATAGCCTAACTTTGCGCAGTGCGGGGCGGCCCCTGGGACCGGCATGGATAATGTCTGTCATGGACTTACCACTTGTTGATTGGGCATTGCGCACCCTTAGCCCACACCTTAGCGTTCATAAAGCAATAACACAGAGAGCACTGCCCAGTCAGCCTTATGTAGTGCTCGCAGGTATGGCATACGGTTAGGCGCTCGTTGGCTTCGGCCTGCGTAAGTAGCGTAAGCATAGGGTTATCTGGGGGGCGACGCGTCTTCCACACCGGCCCAAGTTGCGATGACATTAACGGCATCATTGCTAAATTCAAAGTTAAATGGTGTGCCTATTTCAAAGGGGTCTTCGGGAGTAACGGAACCAGTCCAACCCATAATATAGCCGTACAGACTGTTGTCCGATACCCGGAGTACCATTAACTCAGCCATAGCTCCGCCTGCAGAGCCCGTGCCTATAGTTACTGTCGCACCGCCAAACCAATATTGACTTACGGGCTGTACATTTGGATTGAACGGCGTGGACCAGTAGGGTATAGCAACCGCGGTGTTCACCCAGCCGCCGACATAACCGGGT